CAGAAGCCACACTGGCAAGTGATACATCTTCTTCTACGCCACATATACGAAGCGTCCGTGATGCCACTACGGGTGAATATGATATCTCAAGCAGAGGCCCTACGCCAGCAAACTCAAGCAGAGGCTCTGCGCCAGCAAACTCCGTAGCATCAGATGCTCCACCACCACCAAGATATAGGCGTGTGAGACCACCCCCCGCAGAAGGTAGGCCCCCATCATCTAAGTCATCAGCCAAGTCATCAGCCAAGTCCTCAGACAAGTCCTCAGCCAAGTCGGCACCACCGCCGGCACCGGCTCGGCCTACATACCCTTATGGATACAGAGATATCCCGACAGAGAGAGTTCAACTGATATCATTTATTGAAGCACTAAACGCAAGACCCGACTATTCACAAAGAGTAAATAATAAACCCACATCACAGACTGCTAACATTAGAAAGAACACAATTTCTAAGATGGTGAAAGCCGGTTTATTGCCCCCTTAAAAATGTAGTTCTATAATAGATGTCCGAAATACTTAGAGAAAAATCATTCCCATCACAGTATCCAGATGATGCCGTGAAGGTATTGAAGGCTATGTCATTCTCAGACGGTAAAGCAATAAAAATAGTAGGGTCGCAAAGTCTAAGGTCGCAGATGTATGCCGGCGATTACGATGCCTACGAAACAGTAGAAGGCAGATTCCCGACTAACCAAGGAGCCTTAAAACATTATGTGTCAGAGTTCAAGAAAATCATCAAGAATCTCAAGACCCTACCGAATGTCTATATCGGCGATATCAAGGCCGGTGTTATTGAAGAATGGAGAGTCATACCCAAAGACAAACCCTACGATTTTCGGGCTTCTAAGCAAAAAATTGAAGACCTACTTAGCAACAAAATTATATCTCCCTCTGAAGCCAAAAACTCTATAGCCCTCCTTAAGCCCCACCCTAAGAAGATTGATGTCCTCAAGGCCCGTGATGAGATTAAGTTCCATATTGTGCGTTGGACTCCTCAAAGTGTGTTAAAAGGCTCTGAGACTCTACGAGATGGACGCACTTACACTTTAGAAGAGGCATTTGATTCTCCTACTATTACAAAATTAGATGTAATAGCATTAATACAAGGACGCTATACTGAGATGTCTATTATATATGAGTTCCGTAATGGCTCTAAAGTCCTCAATCCAGAGGTTATTGACCCAGAGAAGTCTCTAAAGGAATCAGAAGCCCTCTATTCTGCCCTTGGTTATCCATTCAAAGCCATTAAACGCAAGTTCGCACTCGCTAAACTAAAAAATAATTCTACCGCAATCCGTAAGTATCATACCATTCTCAACTCTGACCTCGGCAAACTCTATATCGTCTATTCAGATGTTGTAACCCTTATTGACTTGTTAGAAGACAATACCGTCTCTAAGGAAAAAATACAACAAGCCATTTCGGGATTCAAAGCCAGACTATCTAACATCTACTCTCTGGAGCACTATTTGAAGAGAGAGGGCCCACTACTCAAACAGTTAGATTCTGCTATAAAGAGTCCAAGTCCTATACCTACCCTAAAGAAGGTAGAAGAGACCCTACACTCTGAGTTGGCCAAGGCTACGAATATATATAGTAAAGGGTTAGAACACTATCCTATCCTATAGAAAAAAAATAAGTGTTTAGCATTTTCCATTAAAATATCCCCCGACTATAGAGATGCCATCACTGTCCTTTGATAAAGTCAAGGGTGCGAAGCCAATTAGTATCGTCAAGGGTGGGAAGTATGACGGTAAGGTCCTATACATCCACGAAGACGACCATAAGGGAGAGAAGCCCAAGTTAGTCATCAATCCGAACACCTACGCTACTGAACTAAGAGACCTCAAGCCACAAGAGAGAACCAAACTCGTAGTGCGACTCCAAGAGGCCTATAGCAAGGATATGGTGGCTGACCAACTGATTAGTGAATCAGCCTTAGCCAAGAAACTCTACGAACGCATAGTATCCGACAACATCAAGACTACGAAGATTGACTTGCCCGATGATGGACAATTTCAGTTAGTCCCCAGCCCAGACCCCGAGAAGAGAGAGGTATTCTATATTGCGGGGGCTTCTGGTTCGGGTAAGTCCTATATAGCAAGAGGCATAGCCGAATGTTATAAGAAACTGTTCCCGGAGCGTGAATGCTATCTTGTTAGTAAGTTGTCCGAAGACTCTACTCTGGACGCACTACCCTTCTTAAAACGAATTAACATTCAGACTTTCATAGACGACTATCCGGAATTAGATGAGTTCAGCAAGTGCTTAGTGATATTTGATGATTACGATACGCTCACGGGCAACGCAGAGAAGGTTGTCAGTAAGTTAATAGATGACCTTGCTACTATGGGACGACACACTATAACGACTATGCTCTGTCTATCGCATTACCTCACCAATTATAAGAAGACACGACTCTTGTTGAACGAAGCCACTCATATTGTAGTCTATCCGATGGCTACCTCTTTCCACGCTTTGGGATACCTTCTCAAGACCCACATAGGTATGACAAAAGATGATGTAAGGGATTTGAAGAAGATGGGAAGATGGGTATGTGTGTATAAGCATTATCCTCAGTGGTTAGTCTCTCCGCATCACGCAAGGGTTCTTATTAGTTAAGAATAAAATCGTATTGTAATTTAGAATGAACCAGACCATCCGACCGGTGTATGTCCAATCAACTCCTAATATGGGTGTAAATAGGATAATAGGTCTAAGAGCCAGAAGAATAGAGAGACTTCAAGTTCTTAATGATTACTTAATTAAACTACAAAATGGCCTTCTTCCTCCTAATCAAAATGAAACAGTAAATGAGATTGATGAACTGGGCGATTTGATTCAAGATGATGATACCTTATTAAGGGTGCTGGACATACAAAGTAATAGTAATGATGATAGAATTAAGGCAAATAAATCGGGTGGGAGAAGAAAGAAGAAGGGGAATTAGTTAAGCACATACCGGACGGAAGATGATTGTGTATAAGGGTCTGGACCAGTTGTGTATCCCATAGATAATACACGCAAGAGAGGCCCAGCAGTCCAACCCGGAGCCCCCGCACCACTCGCACCATTCACATTCATAGCCAGAATAGGCTGAGAAGCATAAGAAGAAGGTTGAGGAGAGATAGCAGTCCAGTAAGCAGTATTCGGCACACCCGTGGCAGAGACTGGTAGTTGATTCGTAGAGTTCTGAACTGCCGTGTAGAAGATGCCATTCGGATTCCCAGAAGTCCCAGAAAAGATAATAGTTTGACCCGTTGTAAAAGCCGTGGCAGAGTTCCAAGTCAGATAGTTCGTTCCATTAGTCCAAGGATTGAAAGCAATCACGCAATTCTGTAATGGGATATGATGGACATCTGTGTAGAGGTCATAAGGGTCCCGTAGTCCCCAATCTTGCTCATCCGGTGTCCCTACGCCAGTTGTGTTTGTAATGCGTGGGGCATCATAAGCATACAATAAATAAGTAAATCCAGCGTAGAGATTGGTTCCAGTCTGTCCGCTATTTACTCCAGCCGTATTTGAATAAGCCCATCTTGTATTATAGAATCCAGATGTCGGGGTGTTCGCATCATCATACGAATAGAGATTGAGGGCTATAACACCCGCAGTATAGATATTCGTATTCACTGCTGGTTGAACTAAGGCCCATACACTCTGGATTCGTTCTTGGGTAGGATTCGCACTGTATTTTTTATAAGGCAAAGGGGCTGATGGACTACTGTATCGTGGGTTATACATATACCAATTAAATCCAGCATTACTAACTGGCTTTGTGTATAGCCAACACGCAGTCCCGGCCGGAGTTGTAGAGGCAGTAGGAGCCGTAGCATCTGGGACTATCGCAGAAGGTGTAGTAGGTGGATTGTTATTTACTGCTAACGCAACTGTATCGGATGATAACGGAGTTGCCGGGAAAACACCAAGTTTATTCTGGACTCCTTCTGTATTAAGAGGGAATACTATACTTGTTAATTGTAAGTCTATTGTAGTTCCGTTTGAAGTAATCGTAAGAGACCCATCCCCACTACTAAGGGTGATAGCACCTAATTGGGTGGATAAGCCAACTGGAGAGGATTTGACAATTGTAAAGGACATTCTAATAAGAGAGGAGAGATTTTATGGGATTCTTTTGGGTATATAATAGGTTAGTATTTCGCTTCTTATATCTTGGGTTGGACGGGGTTGGGCTTTCCGCAAACTAAGTTTTCCCATAAATATCATCATCCTATCCTATCATATACATTTGTTAGCCCTAAACTACTCTATTAGCCTAATAAATCTATATGATAGGATAGGATTGATAAAAAACTCGGCCAAAAAACTTTGCGGTAAGCCCACCCCGGTCCAACCCCGAACTCTCATAGCCCTAAACTACTCTATTAGCCTAATAAATCTATAGGATAGGATAGGATTGATAAAAAACTCGGCTGGCGGACTTTGCGGAAAGCCCACCCCGGTCCAACCCCGATTTTTATAGGTGGCTTTCTATAGAATGGATGCTAGTTCTTTAGCGTCTGCTGGTTTCTCTACGGGTTCAATTGTAATAGTGCTTCTTGTCTATAAGTTTTGGCGGAACATTATAGGTCATCGTCTTGTGTCTGATTGTTGTGGGAAGAAGTTTGAGGTGGGGGTAGATGTTCGTGATATGCCCCCAAGTCCATTGCCACCAGATAGGCATAGTCATCCACGACCTTCTCTTCCGGCGGTAGAGTCTTTACAAAGTCATCCCTTACCCTCTGAAGTAGTGCCAGAGCATCACCCGGATTTAAAAATAGCATTATCTGACCATATGCGTCGGCACCGGCAATTTGAGGAGGAAGAGAGCGTTCCCGAATAACAGTCTCTAACCACTTCTGAACCCATTCAATCTGTTGGTAGGCTAAATCCTTCTTAGAATCCAATATCTTTTTGGCCTCCGACTTTGTGAGGGTTAGTTTTACGGGTTTGAACTTCTCCAATTCTTTTTCTACTTCCTTAATGGGTAGAGTTTGCTTGACTGGACCAACACTCTTTTCTCTCTTAGGTTTCAACGGACTCCCCCACATTCTATTCTATACTTATATATTAGAATGTCTGGCGTTGGTCTTGGACGCATCAAATCTTACCCACTATCAGATACAGATATAAGGAAAATCTTAGGGCAAGACATTAAGATAATCACATACCCGGACTTAGGTGATATGTCTTCTATTGACGAGGCGTTTGATGGTAAGGGCCGATGTATTATGTTATACCTTACTGAGAATGATACTACTGGGCACTGGGTATGTATGCTTCATAAGGGCAATACGATTGAGTTCTTTGACCCTTACGGCGAAGCCCCGGAGAAGGCCTTGGAGACTGTGCCAGAGGAGAATAGGGAAGCCCTTGGAGAAGATGAGCCACTACTGACCCGCCTACTGAAAGCCTCTGGTAAAAAAGTCTATTATAATACATATCCATTTCAGAAAGATAAGGCTGATGTCAATACTTGTGGTAGGCATTCCGTCGTGAGGTGTTTATATGCCCCTTACACACTTAAGAAGTATAAGGCCGTTATGGACTCTTCCGGTATGACTCCCGATAATTTCGTATCGGCACTGACTGCGCAAAAATTAGGCAAATAAATCTGTTGCTAAGTATATAGAATGAGCGGTCGCTTCACATACCAAAGTAATTTTGAGACTGTGGGCAACCCGAGTAGCCCCGACATCTTGTATTACAACGCTTCCATAGTGAATAACAACACGGATGACTCTACGAATCAACTCCCGCTAATAGACCCGCAGATACGCTTTAACGAGACCCGTGATACGGCTATTATCAAGGACGCTTCTAAGTATCAGTTTTCTATTATTCGTTTCGTTATGAACGGTGCCAATAAGGACTTGCCTCTATTTATTCCGTGTATTCAGAGTTCTACGGGTCAAGTGAATGTCAATCTTACGGAGTATGGTTTAGGTATTACTTGGGAAGGTCAGATTGGTGGCACACAGTATAACTTCGCCCCCGACTTAACATATGCTATTTATCTTCCCGAGACACAGAACACGGTATTGGCTCCTACTCCTCGCACGATGGCAAGTCCGGACTATGTGCCTACCTTTGTCGGCGGTAATGATGTTGGTTGGGTTAGTAGTCGCAACTATTATTTTGGGAACATAGTCTATTACACTCCAAATGGACTCTACTACAGTGCGCTTCCATCATTAACAACGAATAACAATCAGCCCCCGGATACCAGTCCTCTGTTTTGGGCACAAGCCAGTTCTGAACTTGGGCAATCACAAGACCTCTCCACCCGTTATTACTGGGTCTATACTTATAGCCACTGGGTTGATATTATAAACACGACTTTGGATACGGCAAATAGGTCAGTGTATGCGCAGTATTTTGCTATTGACCCGACAACTTATGCGGATTATGCGGATTGGATTGCCGTCTTCCCGACTCCAATTATGTCGTATAGTAATACTTCCGGCCTCTTCTCAATCTATTATCCGACCCCCTATCTTACCCCCGATAAGACTACGGGTGCCTTTATGAGCCTCTACTTCAACAGTAATATGGAAGGTCTATTCGCCAACTTTGATAATGTCTATACGAATCAACCCGTTCATCCACCAAATTACGGCTGGATTACCCCGTCTAGTCCCCCGACGCTCTTCCCGTTTGGTTATGCCAATCTTCAAGTTGTTAAGGTTCTCGGACTAAACAATAACTACTCAAGCCCTACTTTTGGGACATACACGGGTGGCTGGTATCAGATGACGCAAGACTACATTAGCACTTCTTCTCTATGGAGTCCGATTGACTCTATTGTATTCACCAGCACACTGCTACCGATACAGAACGAAAGCACGGCCCAGCCGAATGCCCTTGGCACACGCAATACGGGGGTAAGTAGCGCAACCAGTCAGTCGGCCTTCACCCCGATTATCACGGATATAGCCTTAGATTTATCTACTGACCCGGCGGGCTATAGAAAG